TCTAAGATAGTATGTCCATTCCGTTTGAGATATCGAATGATGGCAGTCTTTGCAGGACTGTCAGCCATCTCATATCTCTGCCGTGAGAACTTAATATTCACGGCACCTTGTATTGGCTGTAACATTATAGAAAATCTCCTATGTCTTCTGTTGATCCATTGTCTGCTTCAAAAGGATTCTCAATCTCAGCAAGTCTACCTGTGTCCTTGTCATAAAGCAAGTAACAAGCGATACCAGTATCACCAGCATAACGGTTCTTCAAGACCCGCACAGTGGTTGTATTGGCTTCGATAGGGTCATCTGCCTGTTGGTTCCTTTCAAGGGCTATCACGGCGTCTGAAAGCTGTGCAATGCTGTGTGATCCACGAAGCTGTGACAGACTGATAGCACCACCTTGTTCCTGTCCTTTGTCACCTGACATCCGGCGAAGGTGGGATACAAGCAACAGTCCACACTGTGTTTCTTCAACCAAGCTACGAAGCTTTGTCATCAGCATGTCAATGTTCCTACGCTCGTCACCATCATCCAGACCAGACACAAGGATGGACAGGTGATCGATGACAACAAACTTACAGTCCATTGCCTTGACCATGTACCTGACCTTGGCAAGTATCTCGTCAGTAGTGATAGAGCCAAAGTGATTGAAGGCAATCAGCTTGGGGTTCTGTACTGTGTCCTGAATGAAAGGTTCCATGTCCTGTCTGGTCATGTCCTTCCGTACTTCCTTGATGAACAGACGTTTGTTAGCAGGGATGGACATCAGATGGAACATCGTCTGCTTCTTGTTCTCTTCAAGGTGAATGATACCGATGTTGGAATCAATATTCTTCAGGATATGATATTCCAGTTCGTACATCATGCTGGTTTTACCTGCACCTGTACCAGCCGTGATAGTTACCAGTTCACCTGTACGCATTCCATACAGCTTATCGTTCAGGCCAGCATAAGGATAGAGCACAGTGTCCTGTTCGTCTTCTTCAAACAGTTCATCGATGTGATCACACAGTCGGATAATACCTGCCGGAGTGAATGGCTTGGCATTCCACCATGACCGTGAGAATTGTTCACGCTTGTTCTGTTTGATGTATTCGTTTGCGTCCTTCATCTCCATGTCCATGATCAAACACTTGTTTGGTTCAAAGACTTGAGCAACCTGACTTGCAGCTTTCTTACCATGCTCGTCACTGTCAAAGCACAGTACAATATTGTCAAAGCCATTTAGATATTCGTAGTTAGCTTTGACATCCTTCAGTGCAGACTGTGCTCCATTCTTGATGGACACAACAGGCCATTTGGAACCAAGCATTTCAAAGGCAGACATAGCATCGATCTCGCCTTCACAGACAGTGATGTACTTGCCACCAGACTTGAACCTGTTAGCACCAAACAATGCGGCATCAGGCAAACGTCCTTCGACAAAGAAACCTTTGTTCTTTACTTCACGGATCTTGTTAGCAACGTGATGTGTTTCTTTATCGTGATAAGGATAGATATGTTTTATAATATCATTATTAGAAGACCATATAGTTTTTACACCATAGAACTTACATGTTTCTTCTTTGATGCCACGATCAGGGATCGCAGTGGTTGCACCATCAGTAAAGTGTTGCTTGTACACGCCCTGAATCGGTGCCTGTTGTTGTGCTTCCATCTTATCTCCTTTCGTATATGTCTGACATGAGAAACAATACTTGCTGTTATCTTCGTACAGAACATTTGCATCGGACGAACCACACGCTGTGCATTCGCCACGGCTCACCACTTTTGAACTTTGATCTGTCATCATGCTTGCTTCCTTTCCTTTCAATTTCTGTAGTAGTATACACCAACCACTTCACTATCGTCAAGGACGTATAGAAGACGATCAGTCAGCTTGGTAGTAAATCCGATTGCGTTGGCAAGCAGGGAACGATCTTGCAACCATTCCACTGCTTCAACTTTACTGCTAACCTGATCCACTAACACACTGTCTTTATTGTGTTTCTCGTAGATCAGGTCAATCATATTTTTTATCCTTCACATGTTTATCATAATTGGACACACCATCATTGTCTTTTTCATTTAGCCAATCGTGATACAGTAAGAACGGCTTACTCTTTTCTTCTTCCACATCGAAACCATCATTCCATTCTACATCGTTCTTAAACACTGCTCCAAATTTACTAGAGTTGCATCTAAAAAACATTTCACCCATGTACGTATCGTATGCTTCAGGAACAAAGGAAAACTTTTCCTTTAGAAACATTAGTATCTTGTCGTCTAGTAAGTATTCAGAATCAACTGTAAGAAAAGATAGTGCAAGCTGAACTCTCATATAGTTTCTGGCATACAGTTCGTCTGCACTATGTTCATCGTCTTCATATTCCAGAACTTCTTCTTCCCACATTACTTGTTCATTTAATAAGCACGATACAACACCCTTATGTACCGCTGTGGCTAAGAACTGGTTAGGAATATAAACCATTTCACAATATTCAGACTCAGGATAACCGTCAATGAAACGAGTTTCTACTTCTGTATAAAGTATGTTTTCTTTTGTCATCTGTTATCTCCACTTCCACGCAGGGTTCCATTGCGCTGACGTTCAGCCAGCTTCCAGAGATTGTTCTTGGCAACGGATTCCAAATTCGTACCCATCACTTCGGCAACGGCGGCGACATACCACAACACATCACCAAGTTCGTCTGACACTTCGTCCTTCTTTGCTTCCAACTCTTCGACATCGTAACCATCACGGATAAATTTCTTTACCTTGTTGGCTATCTCTCCGGCTTCGCCAGCCAGACCAAGTGCTGTGTATGAGAAGCTTTCATTCTTTGGGAAGATGGCAGTCTTCATTGCCAATTGTTGATACTCATTTAATTCCATTTGTAAGTTCTCCTTTCGTAGCCCAATTTCTTCCAAGCGTAGAAGCTATGCTGTATCTGTCAAAGGTGTGCTTGCCTATGATCTTACCATCTTCAGCAAGAATAACTTCATACAGATGTCCTTGTTCATTCTGTTTGTTTAGAAAAGATATCACAGCTTCTCTATTTTCTCCATAGAATTCTGTTATCAATCTAGTAGTCATCAAGACCTTCCTTTTCTACAACACCGAATGCAAACTGTTCTGTATCCGACATCAGTTCTTCTGCTTCCTGTTTAGCCAGACGCTTTGCTTCCTTTTGGTCATACCCTTCATCGATGTACTGGTGGTACAACTCCCGAAACAAACCCTTACGTTCCTTTTCCCAAAGATTCTGCATGATTACTCCTTTCCTTGATCTTCGTTTAGAACAATACCCTTTACCTTCATGCCTTCTTCGTGGGGCGTGTTGGCAAATGCGGCGTCTTTAGATTGCCATGCTTGCTTGATGGCTTTATATTCTGCATCAGCTTCGTTGTGTGCTAATACAGTTTCATATACACGAACCTTTCTTTCGTGTTCTATCAATACCTTATACTGATTCATCTGATTCACACTCCAACTTACCAACGAATTCCAAGAACTCATTGATCTCTTCTATGGATAATTCTTCCACAGGGGAACACGATACAAACTCAATGTATTCCCTGTCGGCTGTGTGAATTTCAGAGTGATCTGAATATGGGTCTATATACTGGTACATGTTTACTCCTTTCATTCCCATCTATAGAACACATGGTCCTGTATCTGTACTACAGGAACTTTTGTTTCTGCCCACTCAGGCAGAACATAGACTGCGTGGTAGTGTGTCGATCCTTCCACAAAGTCATCCAAGTTACCATTATACACACCATGAGCAATAAGTCTAGCTTTTTCCCACGCTGTGTAGTCTTTTGGTTCGTCTGATTTCCCATCACAGTACCAGCTAAACTGGCAACGATTACGCACAGGAAAATCTTCTGTCCATGAATATGTTGGACCTTGCATCACAACGTCACACACATTGTCAGGGAACCTATCATCCTTGACCCTGTTCATCACCACTTGGGCAACCGCAACCTGCCCAATGAAGGGCTGGTCACGTGCTTCATGGTAGATGTTCATAGCCAAGCATACTAAAGCTGATTCAAGAACCATCATTCATGTCTTCCTCTAGTCTGATGTCAACCATATTGATATGGTCATCCCATATCTCTTCCGTTGCTCGTTCCCTTGCTTCTTGGTAGCTGTCTGCTTCCACTTCAAACTTGTGGTACACAGTGACCCATGCTGTCCATGTTTTAGACGTTGTGTTTTCCTTTTTCGGAATCAAAATGTCTTCAAGTTTCTTCTTAGCCATTGTGCTTTCCCCTTTCCTGATCAAAAAGTTTCAGTGTTGTTTCAATGTCTATCTTGAACCATTCGTTCTTTCTTTCTTCTGCATGTTCCTCAAAAAGATTGAGCATGTAGTTCTCAGTCTTTTGTCTGTCATCTGCCGGAAGCTTACACAGGACATAGCAGTTCCTGAATGGTGTGTAGGTTTGATAGTCCTTACATCGGTTGTCTGCATCAATAGCCTTGCCAATCTTTACCCACCCAAAGAAGGATGGATTGATGTTGGCATAGACTTCTCCAGATTCAATCTCATTGTACATCTGCTCAGTCGCCATGTGGATCTGCATGAGTTTTGATTTGATGTATGGCACAATGCGTTCCATCTTACCGCCCTGATTCAGATAACCTTCTACAGTACGGTACTTATTTTTATAGAACACATGTCCTTTCTCATTTGCGTGGTGATTGATGCCAATTTCTCTCCACACATAGCCATCATACCTACGTCCATCAGAACGCATATCACCTTTCTTTGGTTTACTTATCATTACCTTCTAACTCCTTTACAATTTTCTCAACACTGTCACGCAACACATTGATCGCAGTGTATATGTGTCCAGTGTCGTGTGGTTGCAGCAATGTATTCAGATAAATAATCTCATCCATCAGGCAGATGAGATGCCTTCCAGTCGCTCTACGTCTTTGTACTATTTCATTCATCTTCATTCTCCTTTGGGTAATATACCTCTACATCACACTCACAATTAGGACAGTGTAGGGCAGTCATCATTGAATAGTATTCATTCTCATGGTCAAGGTCAAAGTCACTGCCCCAGATAAG